TCCATAGAAAGGGCGAAAAAACTCTACCCCAAATCCAATTCTAACTTGGACATCTTCTCCTGATGGGGTTCTTACTGTTTGGGTTAAATCTAACCCGGGTTTATTATCTTTTACAAATTTCCTAAAATCTTGTGAATCTTTAATTGGCATGGTTTCAATAAAACCTCTAATTTTTAACGCATCTCTCACCCCACCAACAGATTTAATCATCATCTCAAGTTGTTTGGTTATAACAGGTGCAACACCATTACCATTCCAACTCTCTTTAATTTTTTCAATTTCATCTTCTTGTTTTTGTGTTAAAAACTTGAACGTGATTTCCGTTTTACTTTTTTCTAAATAATGACCGTATTCGCCGTTTGTATCTTCTACTAAATTAAAATCTTTTATTTTTAATGAACCTAAATCTACCTCAACGGTAAATTCATTTCCAGTTTTATCGTCAGTAATTGTTAAATTATAATCAGAACCAAATGCGGTATTTCTTAAAAAGATTAAAATTGCTTGTCTATCTTCCTCAACAATTTCTTCTATGTTTAAATCTTTATCTAAAATTTTTCTTTTTAAAAGTTCAGTAATAACGGTATTTGTATTTAAAAAACTTGGAGATGATAAAATGTTCTCATCTGAAGCTGTTAAATAAGCTACTCTTACAGATTTTTTCTTATTAGTATAATGAATACCTTTACTTGGTAATTCTATTACATCATAGGCAATTGTCGGGTCAATTCTTGTTTCTTCCATAATACTATAATTTACTTAATAACTAGTTCAAAGTAAAGTTTTTAAAAAAGAAAAACCGATAATCTTGTGAACTATCGGTTTTCGTATATGAAAATCTGTAATATTAGTATATCAAAATACATCTATCCATTCTCAAAGAACATGTGATATTAGCCAATTCATCTCTGTTATAGTCTAATTCACCAAAGTTCAAGTCAGTTAAGAAACAGTTTTCTAATAACCATTTTTCAACTACCACTCCTGTTGGATCTAACATCTCCAATTCAATATCCTTTTTATAACCTGCGGCATAACCCATACGACCTGTTACTGATTCAGCATGTAAACGGAACCATTCCATTAAAGCTTGAGAAGCTGAAGGTCCAATTGGATCTCTAAAAGTCATTTTAATTTCATTCCACTCAAATCTACCTGCAACATATGTTGATGTGTTCAGGAAAGGAATTGCAACTGAATTAATTTTAGCACTTGGTCTTGACGCGGCAGATACATACCATTCGTTTATACCCAAAGATGAGTTGAATCTTACGATAAATCGGTTGACCCTTTTTGGTTCGTAAGGTGTCGGCATTTTCATTAATAAATCGGCCATATTGTGTGTTTGTTAGTTTTTGTTAGTTATTTACTTTCTTATAAATATATCCAAAAGGAAAATAATTTTATTTTGAATTAATTATCTGAAAAAGGTTGTTTATGTCAATTATTTTTCGTAGTTTTTTACAGGCCCCAGTATCTAGTTCCAGTTTAATACTCTACTTTAATAAATAATATATCATTAATAAATACTAGTATATCTAGTTCCAGTATTCTGGGTAAAGTATAATTATTTTTTTGTTATACATATGTTCCACATGGAACGTTCTACATAAAAAAAGGAAGGTATTTCTACCCTCCTTTCTTATTTTTATATCTCCTTTTAGATTAGATATTTTCAAATGAAGCTCCTGTTGGAGTAATAATGAACTCTACGTCGATGAATTCCAAAGAACGAGTTGGTTTGATGTAGATCTTACCTCTCATAGTGTTTGCGTCGATGTCTTCAGGATCGTTAGAAACTGTTACACGGAAGTCATACAAACCTCTTTCTTTCTTAATTGCATCCAAGATAGGATTTACCAATCTCAAAAATTCATTTCTTACTTGATCATCGTTTTGTTCAAATAATAATCTTACAGAAACTGCGGATATTAACTTCCTTGCTCTCAATAGTAATCTTCTTACGTTGATTCTGTCTAAAGCAGATTCTCTAACTTGTAACGTTTTGTTACCCCAAATAATAGTACCTGTGTCAGAGAATGTGGCAATTGGGTTAATTCTGTTCTTATATAATACGTCTCTATCGTCTAAAGTCAATTTTTTAGTTGCTTTAACTGCATTTACCAAACCTCTACTGTAACCCGCAACTGCGAACCAAGGATAAGACACGTTGTCAGTTAAGGCAATATTCTTTACAACCTCACCTGTTGGTGGGATATATAATTGAGTTGCATTATCTGTATCTCTTACTTGAATCCAAGGCCAATATGTTGCTGAGTAGTTAGAATCTATACCTGCATCATCTAAAGCGGCTACTATTGAATCTGTTGCAGTTGCCCCTGTGATATTTGGTGAGTTCATAATATATAATGAATCCGCTCTTTCAGTTTCAATCATATCAATCGCTTGATTAACTAATGAACTATGATCTTGGAAGTTAATACCAGGTGTTGCAAATACGTTAATATCTACCGCTTCAGGATTTGAGTATGTTTCAATACCTTGTACGTAAGCGTAATAGTCAGAATTACCTACACTTGAGCTAAATACACCTCCGTTTACTGTATGACCTGATTTATATATTGTCTTACCAAAAATAAAGGCGTCGGTATTTGTTCTTGTTGATCTGTATATATCCCAACCATCTTTACCTCCATAAACTGCGAAAGTGAATTTACGGAAATTAATATTAGTTAATTTATTGGTTTCAGGATTAGTTTGACCTTCTAAATCGTATGGTGTTGTTTGGAAAGTTGTTCCTGTAATTGTAGCTGCGTTTACAGATAAATGGAAACCAAATGTTTCTGTTGTTGCCATATCACCTTTATATTTCAATAAATCTCTATCGAATCCAACAGCGTCAGATAAACCTAACATAACTTTTCTTACCTTATCTCCACCTTCAATATTAGGTGAACCATTCACATCGTAAGTTTCAACATCACCTGCATCGTTATATTTCGTTTTATATATTACATTACCTAATCCCATATTAATTCCTGATACTGTACCGAAGTTTTTGTTATTTGCAAAACCTCTAAATCCACCAGGAATAGCATCTACAGGTGCTCCGTCCGCCATAACCAACATAATTCTTTTAGAAACTAAAGCATATTCACCATCAGATGTGCCGATTTTTTTAGCTATATAACCTGGCATATCTGGATTCATTGAACATCTTGAATATTTTTCAAGAGCCACTTGATTTTCGTCAGTATCGTTAAAATCACGAACCACTAAATCAAACTCCATAGTTTCTAAATTAATATTTTGAATATTGATTTTTACTTCAAAGTTAGCCGCCTCTCCGTCAGAAATTGTGATAACTTGGAATAAATCTTGAACACTACCACCACGAACTTCAGAAACAACCATCGGTGAAATTGTTGTATCCCACTGAGATAGGTAATTATCACCTTCTAATTCGTAAGATACATCCATAGAAATACCTCTAACCAATCCTCTTTCGTATGCAGTTTTTAAATAGTTAGGATAAACCTCATGAACATAAACAGGATAACTTGAATTATCTTTATCAAAAACATCATTTCCTAAAACTTTAGAAATGTATTTTGATGATGTTGTATCAAATGAACAAACAAATTGTTTAACTCCACTTGTTGTACCTGTTACTTTGATTGCAAACTCACCCATTGGGTTTGTATTCATATCATATCCCGTAACACCTGTTAAAATGAATTTATTATCATCCTTAACTTCATGTACTAATGTTTGTCCGCTATATATACCTCTTGATCTAATAGCACCAACTACTACATTATGGTATTCGTCAGCTAAAAGAGCATCATAGTTAAATTGTGTAATTGACCATTTGTCAGTTGAATTTGTAAATGTGAATAAATAAGAATAAACACCATTTACACCGTCACCGTCTGGAGGAGTAACCAAACCATCAGATTGGTGATGCATTGTATTCCACCATTCTTTTGTGTTGTTATTACTACTATATTTGTTACCCGTTAATGGAGATACTAATTCTGTACCATTTGGTGTTGTTTCTCCTGTTGGATATAAACCTATAATGAAATATTCGTTGGTTGAACCTGTTGTTAATCCTGAATAATCACCATAATTATCTTTTAAATACGTCACAATATCGGTACCATCAACAGATGTCACACCTGATAAATGGGCAATTATTTCATTTAGTGACGATCCAGATTCAGTTGTTGTTATTGTTGTTGGGGTAATTGTAACACCACTAACCTCATTAGTTATTCCATCGTATTCCTCCAAAATAACACCACCTACGGTTTTAATCCCGAATGTTTTATATGGTTTATAACCTGATAAACCTAATACTCTCGTTACGAATAATTGATTAGATTCTTGTAAATATGATTTTGCAACATATCCTAATTCATATTTTGGATTACCGTCACTGAACTTTTCAGGTGAAGTAGCACCAAAATACAATTTGAATTCGTCAAAATTTGAAATTAAAATAGGTTCGAAAGCTGGACCTTTTAAGGTCTCACCAGCTAAACCTAATGTTGTAACACCTACACTCTGTGCCACAAATGTTAAATCGAGCTCGGATGTGTAGACACCTGGAGACACGAAAACTCTGTTATTACTTGCCATTGATTTTTGTTTGGTTAATTAATTTTATTACTTATCTAATAAATATCTTTGTTTTTATCAAAGATTTCCCAACTTTTCTTAAAAAGATAGTTATTTATCTTTTAATATCTTTTATATGGAAAACACTCAAAAAAACGTTAAAATAAGTGGGAAACACCACGAAATGTTAAAAAATTACTGTGATAAAAACGGTTTAAAAATCTATAAAGTTTTAGAAAAACACATAGAAGAACTTTGTAAACCTAAAAAGAAGGACATATACGGAGACGATTAATAAAGATAAACAAAATCTAAAGTAGCACCGAATACGGGAGCACTTGTTAGTGTTATTTGTTTTTGTCCTGTTATTTCATATCCCTCTTCACTAAATTCAATAACGCCATTTGTTGTAACACTAATAATTGTATTAATCTTTTCTTGTAGATCAAAAACTAAATTGACTCCATTAAAATCAAAACTTTCACGACCTACTTGTAATTCATTACCGTTTTGATCGTACATTATGTTATTTCTACCTTTATAGTAACTTACAACAATTACATCTCCTTGTAATGGGGTTCCGTTAAAATTTATATTTGATAATCCTCCTATATGAGAATGTGTATAATGTACATCTTTTTCCTGTACAATTCCATTAATTGATACATTAAACAAAACTGTAATATTCTCACCTACACTATATATTGTACTAGTACCATTTGATATTAATGTGGTTAATGTTATGTCAATTGTTCTAGCAATATATTTTTTACTTATACTAGCACCTCCTAAAGACTCATTAATAATAAACGCTCGACTAATTGCAGGTTTAACCTCAAACTCCTCATTATCAATTAGAAAACCTAACATAGTACATTTATATGTTTGCATGTAAAATCTACGACCGTCTATAGTTTCCATAGGTGTATTATCTTCAATCGTATCTAAAACAATTGGAATGTAATGACCTTTAACTTGTGTATAGTCTTGTCTAGATGAAAAATTTTGTAAAATTAATTTATTAAATTTATTTAAATCTCTAAATTTATTACAAACAATCGTAATGTCATATGTAATATCACACGGAATTGGTTGTGGTATTTTATAAACGTCCGCCCCCATAGAATTACCGTTCCAAGTTGGAACCGTTGCATAGTGAAATTGATGTCTATCAGGAATAGTTCTTTGTATTGATGGATTTGTTCCAAACTGTACATCTGGTTTTCTAATGATTGTAATAAATGGTAATTTTACATTACCGTCTGAATCAGAAAACTCCCAATTGTTTGAAAATTCCCCCCATCTTTGAATTGTTAATATTTTATCAATAACAGGTATTTGTACACCATCAGAAACAACTTTAAATGTATTTTTTACATAATCCAACATACCCCTATCTAAATCATCATGTAAAATAGAGTCAGGTAGAAAAGAATCGGATTTGGTAATCATATCCAATAATTCTTCCCTTCTTTTTAATATACCTTCACCTTGGTAAGTATCCTTACCACCGTAAACGTTGATCATGTTTTTTCTTTTAGGTATTCCCATATTAAACTCCTCTAAATTCACCTTCTTGTGTTGGAGCACAAACTATCGTTCTATAGTGTGGTTTGTACCCAAACATTTTATGTTTATTATCTGATGTTACTCTACCGTCATTTGTAACTGTGTAATATCTTATTCTTTCTTCTGAATCTGCATACCCTATATAATCACCGTATCTAATATCCACCCCTAATTCATTAAGATGTGTAATATAAACTGATAATGTTAAATTACCTGGTTCACTATATCTCATTAAACCTTTCGTATATGTTGAATTTTTAGGTTCATCGATTTTAACTAACGCATTAAACTCAACGGGAGGAAAAAACTTAATCTCGTCCATACCCACCTCAGCGTATACGTTGTCATTGTCGGTCTTTTGTCTATCAACACGATATAAGACCAATTTCATATTCAAATCCCCGTGTAGATACTCCTGACCCATCTGAATGTTAATATCAAAGTCGTCCTGTGAGAAGAATTTACCTAAACGAGTAATTGGTAGTTTATTGTTCATATCCTAATAAATAGTTTAATAATACATTCTATTTAGTTATATTATATATAATACGATGGAAAGAAAAATACCCGAGGTTGAAGCAAGGGAAATATTAAATGAATACGAAGGATCTAATAATGTTTTATTAGAATACAAACGTAAATTTGTGGAAGTTAAAAACTTTAAATTAACTCGTCCACAGTCGGAGTATGTAATTAAATATAAAGATACGGTTCCTAAGGTTGCACGTAAACATATCAATATTGTTTCTACATTTGGTGAGAAATTGATGGAAGAAATGTTATTACCAACTCCACCCGATAAAGTATGGTGTGAAAAATTATTATGTGAATCCGATAAGGCATACCATATTTGGGGTAAAGTATTTGAACGTCAACAAAACCACGCGATGTGGTTACCAAAGGCTGCGATTGTTCAAGAAGAAAAGAAATTAAATAGAGTTATTGATTATAGTCCATATGATGTCAGACCTCCAATGGAACATCAAAAAGTAGCAATTGAAAAATTATTAGCAAATGATAAGTTTATTCTTGCTGACGATATGGGTTTGGGTAAGACCACATCTGCGGTTATTGGAGCATTGGAATGTGGTGCAAAAAAAGTTTTAATTGTTTGTCCCGCATCACTTAAAATTAATTGGCAAAGAGAAATTACAAACTATTCAGACAGACGTGTGTTAATTGTTGAAGGTCGTAAGTGGGGTTCTACATTTGATTTTTATATTATCAATTATGATATTATAAAAAATTATCACACAACAGATAAGAGTGAAGATAGTGATGATTATAAATTATTAGTAAATGAAAAATTTGACTTAGCAATTGTAGATGAAGCACATTATATTTCTAACACTACCGCAAATAGAACACGTTTATTAAATGATGTGTTAGAACAAATTCCTAAGGTATGGTTATTAACGGGAACACCAATGACATCAAGACCTATCAACTATTTCAACTTATTAAAAATTGTTGATTCACCTTTAACATTAAATTGGCAATCTTACGTTCGTAGATATTGTAAAGGATATCAATTTACAGTAGGTAATAGAAAGGTGTGGAACACAAGTGGAGCAAGTAATTTAGATGAATTACGTGAGAGAACTAAATCATATGTTCTTCGTAGAATGAAAACGGATATTCTTGACTTACCTGAAAAGATTGTTACTCCTGTGTTTGTTGAACTTACAAGTAAAATGTATGATGAAGAGTTAGAAGAATTTACACGAATTACCAACGATAAGAAAAATGATGAAACAATTAGCGTTACATTAAATCGTTTAATGAAAATTAGACAACTTATTTCTTACGAAAAAATTCCGTATACTTGTGAATTGATAGATAAATGTTTGGAACAAGGAAAGAAAGTTATTGTGTTAACTAACTTCACTATGACACTTGATATGTTACATGACAAATATAAAAAGAATTCTGTAACACTTGATGGTCGTATGTCAAAAGATAAAAGACAAGATTCAGTTGATAGATTTCAAAATGAAGATAAGGTAAAAGTATTTATCGGAAATATTAAAGCTGCCGGTGTTGGTATTACATTAACTGCCGCCGAAGTTGTTATAATGAATGACTTATCATTTGTTCCGGCGGATCATTCACAAGGTGAAGATAGAGCGTATCGTTATGGTCAAAAGAATAGTGTATTAGTTTATTATCCCGTTTTTGAGAATACAATTGAAAAGGTAATTTATAATATTTTACAAAAGAAAAAGAACGTCATTGACCAAGTAATGGGTGACGGAGAATATTCAGAATCGTTCAGTAAAGACCTACTTAAAAGTCTCCTTTAGTTCCTTAATTTTATCAGTTAATAACTGTTCAAATTCCGTATCTTCAATATCAGGAACGTTCACCACAATTTTTTTAGGATATAAAGTATAGTCTATATAGTTAGTTTCCCCCTCTTTTTGTAAGTGGAACACAAAATCGTTAATCCCACAGATACTGAATAATTCGTTTAGTTTCTCGTTCATAATAGAAATATAAGATATTTATAAGAATAAATCAAATTATGTCTCAAATTATTTCACAAGCGGAAAAAGATAAATTATATACTCAGGTATTCCACCTTTTAGGTATGCCTGTTCGTGGTATCGAACTTACCGAAGAACAAATGGATACTTTCATGGAGTTAGCTTTGTCTGAATACGAACAATACGTTAGTGATTGGTTGATCGAATCTCAATGGTCAGCATTAGCGGGTTTAGACGTAGATACCCAGTCATTATCAAGAGCGTTTACAACAAGAAGTTTGGATTACGAAACACAATATACTCATTCATATTCTAAAATTGTAGGTTTACAAGCTGGTGGTACATCAGAATTAAAGAAAGATTATTTTGTGTTAACGGGTGGAACACAAGTTTATGAAATACCTGCCGGTCGTGAGATAAACGAATTATTATGGTTTACAAGAGCAGAAATGAGTGATGCATTTGTTGATCCATTTATGGCGGGATTTGGTGGTCTTGGTGGTATGGGATTTGGTGGTGCGGGTGGATTTGCACAAATGGGTAATTCAGGTTCATATTTTATGATGCCCGCATTTGACTTATTATTAAGGATGCAAGATAGATCTATGAAGAATAGATTGATAGGTGGTGATTTAACTTATAGAATTACCGCGGGTCCTGAAGGAAAAAAATTAGTTCACTTATATAACGTACCAGGTGGTAAATTTGATTTTGGTTCTATACAACAAAAAAACTACAACGTTTGGTATTGGTATTATGATACTATGGATCGAGATACTTGTTTAAAAAATAACAAAGACGTTATTAAATTACCTTCAGATGTTGAAACTGAACAATTAACTTGGGATAATTTAAATAAACCCGCACAAAATTGGGTTAGAAAATATCTGATTGCTTACTCTAAAGAAGGTCTAGGTCGTATTTGGGGTAAATTCTCTGGAGACTTACAAGTTCCTGATAGTCAAGTTAAGTTAGATTATTCAAGTCTTATTACCGAAGGTAAAGATGAAAAATCTAAATTAGTTGAAGAACTTATGGCTAGATTAGAAAGACTCCGCCCCGACAAACTTCTTGAGAGAAAAGCCGGCGAAGCGGAGAATCTTAATAAGGCACTTAAGTTTAGAGCAATGCCTTCATCTATTATTGTAATCTAACTTTCTATTGCGTGAAAGGCATAATCGTGACCATTTGTTTCAATTATTTCTTCTTCATTTGATTTAGTACTTTCAGCTTGAAGTGTAACAACCTTTCTATTATGTTCCACCCAATATTGGTCTGCAAGTTCTAAACTATTTTCAATATACATAAAATAAGGATCACGTCCAACTCTATTCCAAAAGATTACTTCACTATCAGATAAAGTCATAACCTCATCTAATTTATCTTGACCTTCTTCTTTTAATGGAAACCCATTAACCAAATCACATTGTGATTTTGTAAAGTATTGTCTATCTTTTGGATCTTCAATTAATATATCTTCTCTAATTGCCGGATTGAAAACAACTAATAATGGTTCAACACGTTTGTTAAAATTATTTAAATAACGAGGAACATTATAATCACCTTTTAAATCAGGATTGTTTAATATTTCTTTCTCATCAATCATATAACAATTCACTTCAATAAAATCATTCGGCATCGGATATCCATTCTTCTCAGTGAATTCTTCTTGTTGTTTCTTTGTTGGTTTAGTAATCTTCTGTACGTCACCTGATGATTTTTTAGAACCATTATTAACATAATAAATTGTGTCACCTAAACCCGCAGGATAGTCACTTCTCATAATCAATTCCATATGTGCTTGACGAGACATTAATGAACCGGCTTTAGTAGTTTTCATAACATACTTTTTATATTCATTAATACTTTGTTTAACACGTGCTTTGTTTGCGATCTTTGATAATGGAATTTCTTTTTCGTAAATCTTCGTTACATAATCGTAATATAATTCCACGAATGAATGACCATCACCATTTAACAAATACTTTAATCCTTCATCTAAGAATTCAACAATATATGTTTGTAATTTTTTAGATTTAATTGTATTACCTGTTAATTTAATTTTCTCTTTTCCTTTCTTCATCATCTTAATGATATAGTTCTTACGAGAAACATTGATACAAGCTGGTGCAACATAGTCAATATCTAAACCCATCTCACCTCTCATGAATATATCATTGAACTCGGCAGTATGTGCTTCAATACCTGTATATTCTTTTCCTTCGGTTACTAATTCATTTAATCCTTTACCAACATACACAGCATCTTTTGCACTCTCAGGTGTTTCAAAGTTCACACCATCCGTATCCATTACGAGAGGTTTATAACCCTTCTTCATGTAAAACATAATCATCATACGTAAACATTGACGACCAATACAGGTAATGGTTTCACCTGAATTCATTTCTCCCCAAGGGAACACATGTGGTGCAGATAAACTACCGAAGTATGCGTTAATAAAAATCTTGATTGGTAATTGTTTACGATCATATACCTCAGACATAACAGGATCACTATTCTTCAATTCACCTGCTAAGTTTTTATATTTAATACGAATATTTCTAAAGTATTTTAACATTGATTTCTGAACTCCCATAACATCACAATCAGGAAACACATCATATACTAATTGAATAGATGGATAGAGTGATGAATAGTCAAACTTAACAATGTTCTTTGCGTATCCCACATTTAATAAACGAGATAATCCTCCCGTGAAAGCACGTTTCTCATCTTTTGCCGGAATTGCCAAGTTGTGTTCATATGACCACGCTAACATGATAATTTTCCACAGTGTCGCAGTTCCCATTGTTGCAATTCTTTCATACGTGGTAGGAACCAATTTAGAGAGTAAAAATGTTGATTGAGAGAAACTATCGTCTACAACCATAGTCTCATACAAGTCATCGTCAAGATATTGTTCTACAATTTTTCTTCCCGTCCATATCTCAAACTTACCTGGATATTTTTGTGTTAGATTTTCTGTACCAGGTTCTCCAATTTGTTTATATCCACCTGTCTTTGGATTTACATAATAACTTTCATTATCAAGATATATTTTGGAAATCTTTGCACCATCTACATATACACGATTAGGTTTTTCTTTTTCCAAATATGTTGTAATATATTTCAATCCCCAACTTTTAATTTCACTATTGATTGCCTGAGCACGTCTTACAGAATGTGCAATATCAATAATATTGAAACCCCATATAACGTGTTGTTTATATGGTTCAATTTCATTTGCAAGTTTTAACATTCCTTCTTTCTCTTTCATTCCTTGTGATGTAAAGATTTGTGTTAAACCATTAACATCAACGCCAAGAATTTCTGCTCGTTTTAATATGAACGGCCAATCAAAGAACGCTGAGTTATAACCTGCGACAATTGTTGGTTTTAAATCTTTAATGTATTGGAAAAATCTTTCAATACATTTTTTCTCTCCGTCTTCACCAAACGCGGGAATTGTTTCATTTAATCCACGGTTGTCCTTAACTCCAATTAATATGATAACACAAGTCTCAGGATCAAGACCTGTGGTTTCAATATCGAATACAAAACGATTAACTCCACCGTAATCATCAATACCTTTAAATAATCTTTTTTTCTTCTGTATAAGGTATTGTTCTACAGGGTTTAAGATAGTAAATAAATGTCTACACTTTTCATCCCATGGATTTAATCCACCCATTCTAAAGAACGATACTAAATCCGTATAAGATTTAATACTTCTAACAATATGGGTCATACCATTTTCTAAACGTTCATTACCGTGAGTGTCCAATTTTTCAATTAGAATACCAAACTCACCCATACGTTTTTTCTGCATTGCCTTTGAATCTCCGTAGAAATTCATACCTGTCAAATCACCCACCCATAAGAACGGTGTAAATGTATCAGGTTTAATGATTTTCCCTTGTTCAGGGTCCTGAATAATCTTGTAGATTGTGTTGGTTGGGTAGTCGTATTCAACTCCGACGATATACATTTCATCGTCGCCACCATTGAGGAAGCCTTCAATAACTTCCTGAGAGATAACCTCTTTCATGTTTTATATTTTTTTAATGTGACGTATTAGCTTGTGGAAAACCACAGTTTGCCTTGTTTACATTAATAAATATAATTAAAAAAGGGGGTATTAAAAAATATTGACGTATAATTTTTCTTTAACGGGTAAGATAAGGATATTTCCATTATCAAACGTAATTGTTACTTTACCCTCAAACCTTCCCACTTGTGATGTATGTTCGGTTGTAAATCTATGTGTGATATAATATTCGTCAGTTGTATAGTTATATTTCTTTGTTCTATTGGTTAAAAGACATTCCGATCCTAATACCATAGGTTCACCCGTTGTCACATCAGACATCTCAAAGGTGATTGTTGTACCACTTGCTAACATTTCATTGAATGATGACTTATCGTTTTTACCGTCGTCAATCATTCTCATCTTTAATATTGGGTCAGTTGCCCCTTGTCTTATGTGAAATTCCATATGTTATAAATACATTAAGAACCGAATGTTGTTTATGTTTGGTTTAATTGGTAGTTTCTATTGTTTTCTGAAAATACCTTTCAATTCTTTTACTTAATCGGACTCTTACATCGGTTGTAGTTCTACCCACCACATCGTATGGTAATATAAAACCAAAACTTAGGAAAACTCTTCTTGATTTGAATTCGTTTGTCCAATGTTTGTATA